AATGATAATCATTCGCATTTACTTGGCATCTGTTTATCAATCGGATGACCGCCTATATAGTAACAAGAATCATTCGCATTTGTGTCCCGTAGCGTGTCCTAAAAGATGTAAATGAGAATCATTCGCATTTGCGTGACAGTGAATGAGAATCATTCGCATTACCGCACGGGGGAAAGCCGCCATCTCCTATATCGATATACCACCTCAGATTTTTGTGCCAAAATGAGACGACACCTAAGACTCCCTAAGAGACTTAAAGATTAAGGTAGCGAATGTATAACGAAATCTTTAAGTCCCTCAGAGAAGCGGGGATCACCTCCTAGGATGGGTGGTGGGTGGTAGTCCCATAGTATCCTCAAGAATCCAACAGGCTCCTAAGAACACTTAGGGGAAGCTAACAGGCTCCTAAGATACCTAAAGATATATAAGAGTTACTACTCTATATACTATAGTATATCAAAGGGGGCGGGGGGAGCTTCTTCCTAATAGGGGAACCTTCGAGAGTTACCCCTAATATCAATAGGTTACACAGCCGCTAGGATGTGGCTATCCGAGAGGGTTCTTACCCTTATTTCCTACTTCTTTAAGTTGGAGATTAACGTCTTCAAGTCGCTCTTCAAGGTAGTCCACTTCAGTTTGAAGGACTCTGATGTCTTCTTTAATCTGATCCGTAGACGGTACACTGATTGCTCCAACTTTGTCAGAAAGCCTTGTAACTTGTCCTCTGACTGTTTCAATTTCTTTTCCAATTCGTCCAATGTCATTGTCTTCTATTCTCACTTCTAGTTTAGTTAGTCTTGATTCTAGCAGACTAGCATTAGAGTCTGCCTCTAGTGTTGCTACTTTCTCAGTTAATGTACCATATCCTATGGCTGCACCACCTACCGTACTGGCAAGTCCTAACCATAGTGCTACGTCTTTAGGGTTCATCGTGGTTGCATCTCCAAGTGTTGTTGTGGGTTTGCTGTATAGACTTCGTACATGAAGCTATTAACTCCCACAGCGTGATCGTTCCAGTCTAGGTTTAGTTGTGTGGGTGATAATTCGTCTATAGACACCGAAGTATTCATAAAGAAGTCCATAACTGTGTTAGTAGCCATGAAAGCACCAGCTATAACGTCAATTACTACAGCATCCTGAGCATATCCTTCAATCATGTTCTTAGTGATACTAGCTTCTAGCATCCCTGAGATAGATGTGTTGAACTTCTGTCTGCTAGACTCTTTAATTGCCCGTAGATCATTCTCAGTAGCATAGGCTTCTGCATTGATCTTAGTTTGCTGATCACCATTGACAAGTTTGTCAGCTATCTCCGTTACCGTAGCTATCTCCTTCGCAGCGTCCGTCAGAGCCTCTTTCTCCTCATCGTATGTACCCTGCTCTAGGTCAATCATATCGTTCAGTAGAACGGCTGTGAGAGCCTCTGGAGTGCTGTTTACTAAACCATCAGCATACGCTTGGTTAAAGGTATCCATCTGTGTTGCTGTCAGGTGGTACTCAGTGTCATCTGAGAGGTTATAGATGATTGTAGAGCCGTCTACCATACTCTCTTGTGTCCACTGGGAGTATTCAGCTACGTTAGCTCCGATAATGTTGTTAATATCTGACGTAGCGTTTGCGAGATCGGTCATATCGTAGTCGTTCTCCTGAGTCTTTGCGTTTGTAGACAGCAGGAGCGTCAGGCACAAGATCAGGGTTATCTGTATAGTGTTTAAGTGCTTCATCGCCTATTTTTCCTTTGATTGGGCATGGTGTGGAGCTATTTAACATAGCGTGGAAGACTCTAGGGTCATTACAGAGTACACTTGTAGCTGCTACCTTCAGACCTAGAGAACTAAGCTGACGAGATAGCTTGAGAAGCTCACAGACCTCATCTGAGGCAGTTGAGCCAAAGCTTAACCCTATCTGTAGGGTCTGCAATCCTCGCCCACTAGCGACCACACAGACATCCTGATTGTATATAGGAGCTGATGGGCTAACGGCAGTAGTTACAGGTGTACCTTTTTGGTTTACGACTGTTTCTGTCGTGCTTGTTATTGTTTCTGCTTGTTGGTTACTACCAAAGTCTCCTACAGTTGCTTCAGAGGCTTTAGTTAAATTTGTCAACATTAACAGAAGTAGTATTAAAATCTTCATTTACAATTAACTCTTCTACTCGAAGAACCCACGATTGAGGAATGGCTATATATGCTCCACCCTCTTGTAGTTCTTCTGCTACAATCCTTGATCGCATAATGATCACTTTGTCATCATCACTATGCACTAGCCAACCCACCTCTTGACAGACAGCAGGTTGATGGTTGATAATATCTTCTATTGGTGTCCAACAGCCGTCACTATCTTGAGCATCCTGCCAAGTAAGTCTTACCATTGGTACATCTGCTATATCCATGTATTAGCTCTCGGTTGTGAGTTTATGTTGTAGCCATTAACGAACTTATCTAACTCATCCATCAAGGCTTGCTCTTTTCTTTCTCGCATCTCCATGTCTACATCTGCTGCCATCTGTTCTACCCAGTATGCTACACCCATTGCCAGAGCATCTAACCTATCGTCATGTGCTAAGGAGCCTCGTTCTTTTGTTACACGAGTCAGTTGGTAAGTAAGCATATACTTCTGCGCTTTCTCAGTTGGGTGGTGCTGTACACTATCGAAGTCATCTTGAATGACCTTTGGATCTATGATTAACTTGTGCTGGTTCATCACTGGCTCAAGTGTATCAATGATACGCAGCTCTTTCTGCTTGCTGTGTCGCACCTCTTCAGTTGTAACTGGATATATCTTCTTCAGTATAGGCTTGATCAACTCTGTAAACATTCCGTCACCGAAGTTACTCTCTATGAGGAGCATGTTTACTTTATGATCTTTTGCTATGTGAGCTAGTTTGGTTAGCGTGTGTTCACTATAACCACCCTTAATACCACCGCAAGCAGCGACATATAAGTAACCATTAAGCATCTTAACGACAGCGTAAGCTGTTTCATCCTGACCTCTACCAGATGGATCTATTACCAGCACTGAGCCATCATAATCCACGTAGGAGCCAAGGAGAGCCTCTGGGGCGTAGAACTTATCACCACTAAGGCCAACATTAGGGACGTCTTTAACCTCCTTCATAACGCCATACACGAGCTTCTCAGGGGCTTTGTCTTTATCTATAGACATAACCATAAGATCTGAGAGCTTCAGAGGGTATCTATCTACATCCGATAGACTTGTATCGAGCATAAACTGTAGTGCAAAGCCCGATCTACCGTAAGATAGCTCACGTTCTAGTAGGTCATCATCGTCAAATCGCTTAGGATCTACTGGTTGCCCATCTACAGGCTTATCAGAATCACGCATAGTATCCCACATCATAGGGGCTAGGCGTTCTCCGTAAGCTTTCTCAGCGTACTCTATCGTAGGATAGCGAGCTGTCCAGACTCTCATCTGGTAGCCACGCTCTGTGAGTGTATTATAAAGACTCATTTCACACTGTGGTGTCCCTAAGTACAATATCTTGCCTTCAGGTTTCAGTACCGCATCAAACTCCTTAACAGCTTCACCTAACTTCTCTCTCATCATCTGAGTCATAGAGTTATTAGGTACTTCGATGTCATCGGCAATTATGATGTCGGCACGACTGCCTGTAAGCTGGCCAGTGATACCCACGGACTTAACCGAAGGGCTACCACTAGCCAGCGCAGGTCTTACGTCAAACGCTATCTTACTCCACCTTTGCTCACTTGTAGCTATGAGATGTTGGCATATTGGGAGTTCTAAGATTAGACGCTGTGTAAATGTCGAGAAGTCATCAGCTCTTTGTTTAGAGGCTGAGACTACCATGAACTTCTTTTGGGGATCAAGAAGTAATTGGTGCACGACAAATGCGGCAGTAATGTAAGACTTACCTACACCTCGAAAAGCCTCGATGATTGATCTACGAGGACAGTTCTGAATGTAGTCAGCCATATCATATTGTACGGGTGTTGGGTCAGGTAAGTTTAAGTGCTTCCAAACTATAAACATAAAGTTACGAAAGTCTTTCAATTGCTCTGGCATGTCATCCATTAGCCTTTCCACTTCACTTTGTTAGCCCAGTAGGCTGCTGACGTTTTACCTTTAGCTATGTTCTTGCCATGTCTATCTCTAAAGGCTTTACGTTGTTTTGCACTACGGTTAGTTTTAGCACCTGCTTCACCAAAACGTATAATCCTCTCTTTGCCGTTTTCTCTGATCTTAACGACATGGGATTTATTACCTTGTTTTTGTGCAACAGGTTGGTTGATCTTTAGGTTGTCAAACTTACCCATACTATTTCTCCTTTTTCTTAAAACCTATCTTTAGTTTGGCATAAGCTTTGGGTGATATAGTTGAGTTCTTCTTAGATCGGCTAATGCCTTTCTTTTTACGAGCATTAATGTTTGCGTATAAACCTTGTTTAGCCATTTCTACCTCTATTTCTTCTCACACTTGAGATACGTAAGTTTGATCTACTGTTATTCTTAGGATTACGATCTTTATGATCTATATCCTTACCCTTGATAGCCGCAGCTCCCACAGTCTTCTTAATTTTAAGTCTGGCTTTGTTACGAGATGATCTACGAGCTATCTGTTCTGGTTTGCCTTGGTAGTTTGCGTATTCTTTTTTATAGTCACGCATTAATGAGTTGCCTCTTCAAAAGGTAAGGCTGTCAGTAAGCTTGCCATAGGTGATTCAGCAGTAACTATATCGTTACTTGCTCCGTTGTCCTTTAGGAACTTAACGGCTACTGAGAGCTCTGATGGTGTTGCTTCACCTGACTTAACTCTTGCTAATAGTTCTTTGGTTACACTCTCGTGTAAGTCTGTTAATAAATCTTTCATTTCTTACCTACTCCTTTAACTCGTTCCATTGTTCGCAAGCCACCAAGACCTAACATACCCATCAGTACAGGTAGCATGGTGCTTGTATCCGCTTGTGGAACAACAACACCAAAGGGTGCTGCAAGTGGACTAATTAAAAAGTTTACGGTGAACCCAGCAACGCATACCCAAGCCGTTGCAGGTCGCCATGAGGATTGAAACCAGTTACCTTTGGCATCCTCT